CTTTGGGCCTTTGGACAATTAGACAATTATGAAGCTTAGTATTGATAAAATAATAAATGAGTGGGCATATAGAGTGAAAGACGGATGTCCTGACTCTACTAATGAAGTTCATCTAAAGGTATTGTCTAGGATATTACCTGAGCTTGGATGCTCAACAAGTGAAGCACATATTATAATTTCTAACATGCGTAATCCTAATAGTGGAGCAGAGGACTTTCAAAGATTTTGTGTAGAACTAGGAAAGTCTTTAAGTGAGGACGAGCTAATAACTGAGGCTTCAATATTCAAAAGTAGCTATCCAGTAGGACATCAGATAATACTTAAAGATAAAGATATTGGGTGGTGGACAAAGAGATTTGGAAAGATACCTAAGATAATAAAGAAGGCAAAGCCACAGGATGTGCCTGAGGAAAATATAGGTACTGCAGGATCTGGTACTACAGAAGTATATCTAACTGATGGCTCTACTGTGTGGAAGATAATAGGAAAAGCTGACACAATAGGTAATAAGTTTAGCCACTATGGTGACACCTCTGCAGGCATAAAGTGGAAAGATACAACACTAGAATCTGCAGCATTAGCTGGTCTGTCTTTTAACCCACAGCCATATATTAATGCAATGCTAAGTGGTAATGAAAAGGTTGCTGCTAAGGCTCAGAAAGATGCAATAAAAGATATGAAGTCTGCACTGTCAAGTGGTGAGATGAGGGCAGGAAGCTTAGTAGCTTCTGGAATTGAAGGCAGTATTCCAGATTTAATTCTGGCACTTGAACTAGCAAATGGAACTCATAAGTTTGCATCCGATAAAAATTGTTTAGGTTGGAACTTTATTCATAAAAAAATAGATGCATATTATACAGCTCACAATTCAAATCCAAAATTAGCTGATACAAAAGCTGGAGGAAAAGTACCTACACCTGACAGCATAATTGTTAAAGGTAGCCCTGAATCACTTATAAAAAATATAGCCAAGGACTCAGTAACATATACAAGTGATGGGAAATGTACAACATCCTCTGGAGATGTATTCTGGCAAGTAAGTAATAAGAAATCAGCTACTGGTGCACAACTAGGTAGAGTCACTGGATTGGTTAAGGCAAGATACGGACTACCATCATGGAGTGATGCTGTTAGATTTATGTTTGAAGACATTGGTAGGTATGAAAGCAGTGAATTCTTATTAAATGAAGGCCTAAAGGACTATTTTAAGGCAGGCCTTGAGTTTCTAAAAGACAAATATCAATCTACTATCTCAGCTGTTAGAGGGAAGCTAAAAGGCTTCAGCTCATCAGTAGTCTCTGCACTTTCTAAGACTAGTACTAAGCCTGCTGATGATTTAATAAAAAAGTTAGGCAAAGGCTTAAAATTAGATGAGGCAAAAAGTAAAGGACTAGACCCATGGTCATTCTCTCAGGCTGTAACAAATGAATACCATAAGAATAGTAAAAAGAAATATAATGATGTTGTAGGTCATGCAATTAAAGCTTATAAAGATGTAACTGGAAAGGTTGGTTCAGGTAATGGAATAACAAAGACACCAGCATCTAAACCACCTATGACATCTTCACTACCTAAAGGTAATCCTGGAGCAAATACTGTAATAAAGTTTATGGTTAACTTTTTAGCTTATGATACTATGAAAAAGATGATGTCTAACCAGTCTGGAAATATAAAGTCTGCATCTAAGATTCTAGAAGACTTTGTAGAACTTGAAAAAGAAATGCACTTTGGCTCAACTAACCTTCCAATATATAAGGTATACATGAGTAATGATGGTAGTGGTGCATATAGCTACTTATTTTCAGGGGCAGAATTTAGAGAGAAAAAGGCAAGTATACTTGATGAGTTTAAGACTAAGACTGTACCAGGCCTAGTAATTGAATCAAATGTACAGGCTGCAGGATATACAAATAATGGTGTATATGTACTAAATGACTTTTTACAAGATGGACCTACATATACACAAGTTGCATATAGATCAAGTGGAGATAACAAGCTAACCTTTAGTGTTCAAGGTACAACAACTAGGTCATGGGCTTGGATGCTAAAGAATAAAAAGGTAATAATGTAATGAGAACTCAACTACTATGTACATTTTCAAACACTAAGGCTTTAACAAAGACTGTTGACCTAGTTGTTGAGACGTATGATGTTCTATATAATAAAGTTTTTGTGCTAAAAAATGTTAATGACACTAGAGAGTTAATGTGTACTTATAATGTTGAGGCAAGCAGTGACATTACAATACTAGAGAATACTATATCACTACATAGAAAGAAGAATACTAATACACTTTACACAATTAATGCATTAAATAGATTAATTGAGTCTGTAAATAACGGAGTATTAGATACAACATTCCAAGTAGATTGGGAAAATTATAGAAACTGTATGCTATTAACCAATGATGCTGGGTTAAAAAGAGTAGATACAGAAGTACATGAAATTATCTACATCAAAGTAAAAAGATAGATTGTTAATAACTTTCTAAAATAATACGTCAGAAATTTTTTATCTTGCGTATTTTTGATTATATTTAACTATATTAATAAATAACAAATAATAACTGACATATGAGCAAACTCGCAATTACGATTCTTTTCTTCCTAACGGGACAAACAATGATTTGGTTTCAAACCAACGGACAATTTTTATGGAAATGGTTCGCAAACAACACCTTCTTACTTTCCCTAGTAGGTGGTACAACAATTTCATACACATTTATAATGGGCACAAGATATGCCTTTGAATACTTTGATGGTGAATTATGGCCTGGTAGATTCTTAGGTTTCGCATTAGGTATATCATCATATGCTATATTAACATGGTATTTTATGGGTGAAGGTATCACAATTAAAACTGCAACTTCTTTAATTCTATCTGCTGGCATAATAAGTGTTCAGTTGTTTTGGAAATAAGGATAAATTTATTATATTATAACTATGGCAAAGCAATTAGGATATGCATGTATAAATATGCAATTACGTAAGGACGGCATTCACGCAAAACGTGGCTTAATAAAACGCACATTTGATGCAAAAGGCTTACCCTATGTATCAGAACTATGTGTGGAAAATGTACGTGGACTTATAGAAATTATAAAATGGAATCACAACAATGGTATTAAGGTATACAGAATGCCTTCAGATATATTCCCATGGATGTCTCACTATAACTTCTCAGACCTACCAGATTATAAAAAGATCTGCACATTACTCAGTGGTGCTGGTAGCCTGGCTAAGAAATATGGTCAACGACTATCATTTCACCCTGGTCAGTTCTGTGTGTTGGCATCCCCTACCCAAGATGTTGTAACTGCAGCTATTGGTGAATTGGATAAAAATGCAGAAATTATGGACCTTATGGGACTACCTAAGTCTCGCATGTCAAAGATAAATATACATATTGGAGGTGCATACGGTGATAAAAAGTCTGCACTAGACAGATTCTGTAAAAATTATCTAAGGACATCACCATCTGTTCAGGCAAGGCTTACTGTGGAAAATGATGACAAAGCATCTATGTATTCAGTTCGTGATCTATATTACAGTGTATATGAACGTGTTGGTATTCCAATTGTATTCGACTACCACCACCATAAATTCTGTCCAGGTGAATTATCAGAAGAAGAGGCTCTAAGATTGGCTGCATCTACTTGGCCACCTGGAGTAAAGCAATGCACTCACTATTCAGAATCACGTAGGCGTGAACAGACACTTATTGTGGAAGAGTTCTTAAATAAAAGTAATATCACATTAAATAATATAGGCGACTTCCCAACTATGGAAACTCTATACAAGGATGCCAGCAAAATAAAGGTGCAGGCTCACTCAGATCTTATCGTAGATGAAATACTAGACTATGGCTTAGATATAGATGTTGTTGTAGAAGCAAAACATAAGGAGGTAGCAGTATTAGGATACTTAAATAAATACAAAAAAGGATTGGTAAAAGTTTCAAGTTAAGGAAATTTTTATTATATTAAACAATAAATTAATAATAACAAAAACAGGAGAAAAAACATGGTTTCATTAGAAGAAATACAAGCTACTCTAACTAACATTCTAGCAGATGTTGACAAGTTTAACAACGGTAATATGTCAGCTGGAACAAGAATTAGAAAAGCAATGCAAGAAGTGAAGAATCAAGCACAAGATTTACGTAAAAATGTGCAAGAAATTAAAAATAATAAATAATTAAAAGGAGAAGAAAATGGCAATTGACCTAAACGCAATCCGAGCTAAGCTCAACAATTTACAAAGTCAAACGACTAGAACAAACAATCTTTGGAAGCCTGAACCAGGCAAAAACCAAGTAAGGATAGTACCTTATCAATTTAATAAAGACAATCCATTCATAGAAATGTATTTTCATTATGACTTAGGTAAGAAGAACTATTTATCACCAGTAACATTTGGTGAAACCGACCCAGTAGTAGAATTTTCAGAAAAACTAAAATCATCAGGTAATAGAGATGATTGGAAGTTAGGTAAGAAGATGGAACCTAAAATGAGATGCTATCTACCAGTATTGGTAAGAGGTGCAGAATCAGAAGGTGTAAAGCTATGGGGATTTGGTAAGACAGTCTATCAAGAATTATTACAATTTATAGCTGACCCAGATTATGGTGACATTACAGATGTTAACAGTGGTAGAGATGTAGTGGTAACTTTTCATCCAGCAGATGGAGCAGAAAGATTCCCTAAGACTACTATTATGGTTAAACCTAACCAGTCACCAGCAACTGAGGACAAGAACATTGCTGAAAAGATCTTAAATGGACAACAAGACATCTTTGACATCTACAAAAAAGTAGATTATGACACAATGAAAGCTGCACTACAAACTTGGCTTGATGGAGGTTCAGAAGAAGAATCTAATACTCCACAAGTAGCTCAAGCTGCACCTGCCGGAGTTCAAAAGAAGGATGATATTGGTGATGCATTTGATGATTTATTTAATGATAAAAAGTAAGAGGTAAACATGGCTAAGAAAAACAAAAGAGATGATTTGGCAAGTATACTTGCTGACTCACTAAATAAAAAGTTTAAGGACTTTAAGGTTGCTTATTTTTTGGATGGTTCTGAAGATACACCAACAGATCTAACTGAATGGATATCAACAGGCTCTTCTGTTCTAGACCTAGCTATTGCCAATAGGCCTCACGGTGGAATACCAGTAGGTAGAATAACTGAGATAACGGGTATGGAAGCAAGTGGTAAGTCACTGCTTTCTGCCCATCTCTTGGCTAATACACAAAAGCAAGGTGGTACTGCAGTCTATATTGACACTGAAAATGCTATGAATGAAGAGTTCTTAAGAGCAATTGGTATAGATGTGTCAAAGATGTTATATGTTCAGCTGGAAACAGTTGAGGATATATTTGAGGTGATGGAAACTATTATTATAAAGGCTAGGGAATCAGATAAGGATAAACTAGTAACTATAGTTGTAGATTCAATAGCAGCTGCAACCACAAGAGTGGAACAGTCGGCAGACTATGATAAGGACGGTTGGTCTACTGGCAAGGCAATTGTTATGTCTAAGGCAATGAGAAAAATTACAAATCTTATTGGTAGGCAAAGAGTTGCATGTGTATTTACTAATCAGCTTAGGCAAAAGCTTGGAGTAATGTTTGGAGACCCTTGGACAACAAGTGGTGGAAAGGCACTACAATTCCATGCAAGTTGTAGGTTGAGGTTAAAGGCTGCAGGACAAATTAAGGCTAAGGTAAAGGGCAAAGAACAGGTTATTGGAATTAAGACTAAGTGTGTTGTTGTAAAAAACAGAATGGGACCACCATTAAGGACTGCTGAGTTTAACATATTCTTTGAATCTGGTGTAGATGACATAGGTGGATGGCTACAGGTACTAAAAGACTATAAACTAGTCACAGTGTCTGGTGCATGGTACACCTATACAGACCCAGAAACAAATGAAGAGATTAAGTTCCAGTCTAAGGACTTCGAATCAAGAGTACTAAAGGATGAGGTTAATAAAAAGAGAATCTATAAGATGATTTGTGATGCTCTTGTTATGAACTATAAAGCAGATGAATTTGGTATTGATGATATCGTAATTGGTAATGATGATGTCCCTACGGGATAAAATAAAAAAGTTATAATTTATGGATGAAAGAAGAGAAAGGTATTTTAGGATACTTGACGGTCTTAAAGAGACCACTGAGGAAACTCACAAAAATAGTAGAATTCTACTAATTGATGGACTAAATACATTCATCAGAAGCTTTGCTGTTAACCCCAGCTCAAATGATGATGGTGTACATGTAGGTGGTATGACCGGCTTCCTTCAATCTGTAGGTTATGCGGTAAGGAATATAAAGCCTACAAGAGTTATAATATGCTGGGATGGGAAGGGTGGTTCTGCCAAGCGCAGGAAGATATTCCCAGACTATAAAGCAAATAGGAGGGTTAGGACTAGGCTAACTAGGATGTCTAACTATGGTAATGTTAGTGATGAATCAATTGCAATGGGCCAACAAATAAAAAGGCTCACACAATATCTTGAAACACTACCAGTTACTGTATTAGCTACAGAAAACATAGAAGCAGATGATGCAATAGCTTACATATGTGAGCAAATATATCCAATGTCTCAGAAGTTTATAATGTCTACTGATAAAGACTATTTACAGCTTGTAAACGACAAGGTTCAGGTCTGGTCTCCTACAAAGAAGAAGTTCTACTTTGAGGAAACTATACTAGAGGAATTTCAAGTTCCTGCAAAGAACTTCTTAGAATATAGAACACTATTAGGTGACAGCTCAGACAACATTCCAGGAATTAAAGGGTGTGGCCTTAAGACTCTACAAAAGAGGTTGCCAATAATCTTTGATGACAAAAAAGTAAGTGTAGATGATATTATTAAATATGCAACTGAGCACAGGGATGAAGCAAAGATCTTAGGCGACATATCAGACTCATCAGAGAAGATAGAGCTTAATTTTGATCTAATGCAACTAAGAGAGGTTGATATATCTGGTTATGCAAAGACTTCTATAATGGATATTGTAAAGAGGCCAATACAGAGGTTAATAAAGTTTGAATTCTTAAAGATGTTCTTAGAAGACAGAATAAACAGCACAATGAAGAACCCAGAATTTTGGTTGCAAGATACATGGAGAAGTTTAGATTCATATTCAATAGTAGAGGATAAGGATGAGCAATAAACTATCAGAATACGGATATAGCTTTCAGATAAAGATACTAACATGTCTGTTTACTGATAAGGCATTCCTCCAGCAAATTATAGACATCCTGCATGCCGAGTATTTTGAAAATGATGCAAATAAATTCTTAGTAGATATTATAAGAGAATACTTTAGTGACTATAAAAGCTCACCAACTAAGGAGGTTCTTAAGGTAAAAGTTACAGAGATAGATAATGATGTCTTAAAAGAGACTGTAATATCTCATCTAAAAGATGTTTATAGATATATTGGCTCTGAAGACCTAGACTTTGTTAAGGAGCAAACACTAGACTTCTGTAAGAATCAAAACTTAAAGAATGCAATTGTAAAGTCTGTAGACCTATTAAAGAGTGGAGAATATGATTCAATAAAGTCTTTAATTGATGATGCTATGAAGGCTGGTGCAGAGAGAAACTTAGGTCATGAATATCTAGTAAACATTGATGACAGATACTCAGAATCAGTAAGGAACACATGTACAACTGGATGGGATGTAATTGATGAGTTGGCAGATGGTGGCTTAGGTAAAGGTGAGCTAGGAGTAATGGTAGCTCCTGCAGGTATTGGTAAGTCATGGGCACTTGTAAATGTAGCTGCAAATGCAGTTAAGGCTGGAAAGACTGTGTTACATTATACACTAGAGTTAAATGAAGCATATGTTGGACTAAGATATGATAGTGTATTTACGGGAATTGCAGCACAAAACCTAAAGTACAATATAGATGAGGTTAAGGAAACTGTAGAAAAGCTTACAGGTAATCTTATTGTAAAGTACTATCCTACAAAAGGTGCATCAGTCAATACTATTGCAGGCCATATAGAGAGGTGTAGAATGCAAGGCATAGATCCCGATCTAGTTATAGTTGATTATGCAGATCTACTAAGAGGTCAGGGTAAGTCAACTGAGCTAAGGATCCAGCTAGGTAATATATATGAAGATCTAAGGGGTCTTGCAGGTGAACAAGAAATACCAGTATGGACAGCATCTCAAGCGAATAGGTCTGCACTCCAAGAAGACATAATACAGGCAGATAAAATTGCAGAATCATATAGTAAGATAATGACTGCCGACTTAGTAATCTCTTTGTCTAGAAAGATAGAAGACAAGGTTGATGGAACAGGTAGATGGCACGTCATTAAAAATAGGTTTGGTCCCGATGGAATCACACTTCCTAGTAAGATGAATGCAAGTAATGGACACATAGAGATATTTGCACAATCATCTGTACAAGGTAAGGAGGTTCAAAATACGATGGACAACCATGAAGAGACAACAAGGAAATTACTTAAAAATAAGTTTCGGGAACTCAATGAAGAACAGGCTTAATATACATATATAATGATATTTATAGATACAAAAATAACAATAATAAACGGAGAATAATATGGCGCTTTTTGAAGAAAGAGTGCCTTTTAAGCCTTTTGAATACCCGATATACTACACAGAGGGTTGGCTTAAACAGGCACAAGCTTTTTGGTTACACACTGAAATAGCAATGCAGGGAGATGTTAAAGATTGGAAAGAGAATCTTACATCTAGTGAAAAGAATTTAGTTGGAAATATACTTTTGGGCTTTGCTCAAACGGAATGTGCAGTATCTGACTATTGGACTGGGATGGTTACTAAGTGGTATCCAAAACATGAGATAAGACAAATGGCAATGATGTTTGGCTCGCAAGAGACTATACATGCAATTGCATATAGTTATCTTAATGAAACATTAGGCCTTGAAGATTTTGAGGCATTCTTACATGAACCTGCAACAGCAGATAAGTTTGATCTACTAATGAATACTGGAGGAGATTATACGCATGAAGACTTAGCAAAGTCACCAGAAGCCAGAAAGGATGTTGCAAAAAGTCTTGCTATATTTTCTGCATTTGCAGAAGGTGTGAGTTTATATAGCTCCTTTGCAGTACTGTATAGCTTTCAGATGAGAAACATGCTAAAAGGTGTTGGCCAGCAAATGAAGTGGAGTGTAAGAGATGAATCACTTCATAGTAGGATGGGTTGCAAGTTATTTAATGATACATGTGATGAATACCCAGAGTTAAGAGGAGAGTCTAAGGATGCAATAATTGAAGCTGCAAGGCTAATCGTAGAATTAGAAGAGAAGTTTATTGATAAAATGTTTGAGATGGGAGACCTAGAAAATCTAAAGGCATCTGATCTAAAAGAATTTATTAAGCAAAGAACAAATGACAAATTAAGGGAATTAGGGTATGAAAGTATTTTCGAAGTTAATGAAAAGCAAGCTGGCAATCTGGACTGGTTCTATCACCTTACTGGTGGCCATACTCATACTGACTTTTTTAGTATTAGGCCTACTGATTATAGTAAGGCCGGTGAAGATGATAATTGGGATGATTTATTTTAAGAAGAGAGGTTACAAATGAAAAATTACGCAGAACACTTAGGTTGGGAAATCGATGTAGACTTTCCAAGCTGGGCAAACAATCAAGTATATGTACAAACAATATCAAATGGATATTTGTATAATGGTGAGAAGCCTAAAGATGCATACTGGAGAGTATGTACAACAGTAGCAAAGAGGCTAGATAGGCCTGAGCTAGCAACTAAATTCTTTGACTACATCTGGAAAGGGTGGCTATGTTTAGCTAGTCCAGTACTAAGTAATACAGGACTAGAAAGAGGTTTGCCAATTAGCTGCTTTGGCATAGATGTAGCAGATAGCATTGTTGATATTGGTAGAAAGAATCTTGAAATGATGTTGCTAGCAAAGCATGGAGGTGGAGTAGGGATAGGAATAAACCAAATAAGACCAGCTGGAGCTAAGATAACAGGTAACGGAACCAGTGATGGAGTAGTGCCATTTTGTAAGATATATGACTCAACAATCCTTGCAACAAATCAAGGTGCAGTAAGAAGAGGAGCAGCTAGTGTCAATCTAAACATAGAACATCCAGACTTTGATGATTGGCTTGAAATAAGAGAGCCAAAAGGCGATGTAAATAGGCAGTCACTTAACATGCACCAGTGTGCTGTTGTAGGTGACAAGTTTATGAGAAATCTAGAGGCAGGTGACCCCGACTCCAGAAGAAAGTGGATGAATCTACTAAAAAAGCGAAGGCAAACAGGTGAGCCATATATACTGTATAGAGGTAATGTTAATAAACAGAATCCTGAGGCATATAAAAAGAATGCACTAAAGGTTTACATGACAAACATATGTAGCGAGATAGTCTTACACACAGATGAAAGCCACTCATTTGTTTGTTGCTTAAGCTCTCTTAATCTTTCAAAATATGAAGAATGGAAAGATACTGATCTAATATATACTGCAACTTGGTTCCTAGATGGAGTATTACAAGAATTTATCGAAAAGGCAAAGCATAGACAAGGTTTTGAAAACTCAGTAAGGAGTGCAGAGAAAGGTAGGGCACTAGGCTTAGGAGTGTTAGGATGGCATACATACTTACAACAAAAAGGTATAGCATTTGAAGGTTTACCTGCACAATTTGAGACAAGAAGAATCTTTGGACAAATTCAGACCGAATCTGATCAAGCATCAAGAGACTTAGCAACTGCATTTGGTGAACCGCTATGGTGTGTAGGAACAGGAAAGAGAAATACACACTTAAGAGCTGTTGCACCAACAGTTTCAAATAGTAAGCTTGCAGGTGGAGTAAGTTCTGGAATTGAACCAATACCTGCAAATGTATATACGGAACAAAGCGCAAAAGGGACTTTTATTAGAAAGAATAGAGAACTAGAAAAGGTACTAAGAAAAGCCGGAATAAATAATAAAGAGACTTGGGACAAGATACTTGCAGATGGTGGAAGCGTCCAGGATATTAAAGAATTGGATAAGTGGTGTTATCTTGACAATAAGCTAATACTATGTAGTGATGCAGGCAAACTAGATGACCCTGTTTCAGTTAAAGAGGTTTACAAAACATTTAAGGAAATTAACCAATTAGAATTAGTAAGACAGGGCGGCATTAGACAAAAGTTTATTGATCAAGCTGTATCTTTGAACCTTGCATTCCCAAAAGAAGCTACACCAAAGTGGATCAACCAAGTTCACTTAGAAGCATGGAGGCAAGGCATAAAAACTCTATATTATTTTAGAACAGAAAGTGTTCTTAGAGGAGATATTGCCGCTAACGCCATGAAGGAATGTGCTGTCTGTGAGGGATAAACACTATGGAACCAATAGAAAATCTTAACAAGAAGATTAAAGGGTTACAGAAAGAAATAAATAAAATACAGGAACACTGCAGTCATAAAGATCAAGACATGTCTTTTGTCGGAAGTTCAAGCAGTATAATGTGGGTATGTAAGGATTGTAAAAAGGAGATAAGATGGCCATCGCAGGAGGATATAGACGAATTCGTTATGAAAAAGAAGTAAGGTTAAGTAATTATGTAGGCAAGACACCACTAGTTCCAATTAGGCTGGGAAACTATACAGTATGGGGAAAGTGTGAGTTTATGAACCCATCGGGATCAGTTAAGGATAGAATGGCCACATATATTCTTAATGATGCAGAAAGAAATTTGCTAATCATGAAAGGTGACACTTTATGTGAGGCAACCTCTGGCAATACTGGGATTGCTTTTGCAATGTTAGCAGCTGAGAGGGGATATACCATGAAGATTATTATGCCTTCAAACATGAGTGAAGAGAGGAAGCAAATGCTAAAGTTCTATGGCGCAGAACTTATAGAGGTAGAACCTGGAGACTTTGATGGAGCAATAGCACTAAGAGACAAACTGTGTACAGAGAATGGATGGTTCAATTGCAACCAATTCCACAACCCACTAAATACAGAGGCACACTATAAAATTACAGGACCAGAAATACATGATGCATATGATGACTTGACCGACTCTTGGCCACAGGCATTCGTTGCAGGAACTGGTACCGGAGGTACAATTATGGGTGCAGGTAGGTACCTTAAGGAGCAGGTGCCAGGAATAAATATAATAGCTGTGGAACCAGCTGAATCTGCAGTTATGTCTGGAGGGTGTCCTGGCTTACATGGAATACAAGGTATTGGAGATGGAAGCAAGTTCTTAGTAGACATGAATCATATAGATTGTGTTATACCAATTAAGACTGATTGTGCGAAGGCAGTTGCAAGGCATTTAGCTCTAAGATATGGACTATTTGTAGGAATATCAGCCGGAGCTAATGTGATGGCAGCATTCCAATGGCTAAGAGATAATAATAGAAGAAATGCAATAACAATACTTTGTGATAGAGGTGAAAGGTATTTTAGTTGCTTATAATTTTTTTTATTCACAAAAAATTGTTATATTAAAGTATGAAAAACAAAAACATGAAACAAGGTTGTATATTAGGTGCTGGACCTGCTGGCTTAATAGCTGGATATTACTTTCCAGAATACACTATATATGATGAAAATCCTCTAGGCCAATTAAATTTACCATTCATACCTGGACCAAGACTATTACAAAAGACAAGTTGGTTTGAAAAGTTTATTAGAAGTGTACTAGATGATGCTGGCCTACATAGCTACAGAATAAAAACAGTAGTTGCAAGTGTTGGATATGAAGATGATGGCGAAAGATACCCAAAGCCACCCCCTGGGTTTAAGTCAAAGTATACAAAGCTTACTAGGGGAAAAGGCAAGTCTGAGGCAAGCTACTTGTCAGAAGGTAAGAATGAAATACAACATCTAGAGATAGAAGACATGGGAGAGGATAGTTATAAATTCCTATTCAAGACACTACTTCAACTAATAGAAGGCAGGGGTCAGCTCATAAAAGAGAAGGTTACTTGTATTGAGCCAGGTGGATATGTTTTCCCTGGGCAGCCTAAGTTCTACACCACAATTATAAACACACTCAACCTAAAGCTACTAGCAAAGATTTGGGAAGGTGATCATCTAGATAATTATGATCTAACAACACTCCCAAAGTGCTTTTATCAAACAAACAAGGGTGAGTATTCTAAATACGACTATATCTATGGCCACTCTGAAGGTTGGTCAAGAAAGACATACTTTAAGGACTATATGGTGTATGAATCTGTAGATCCTATAGCTCCACCATATCCAACAATAAATAAATTTGAAGGACTACCAATTCAGATACAAAATAGCATAGACATAGATAAGATAGGCAATGTTGTCATGCTAGGTAGATTTGCACAGTGGAATCACAAGATTAAGGCTAATGAGGTACTTGAAAGAGTGTTAAAATTGAAAATGAAATAAGATGAAAGATAAATTAAAAGAAATATTTGAACTGCAAAAAGGCTTCACTGAGAAGTTCTTTCAATCAAAGCATGGGCTAACAATAGAAGATATTATTAGTGATAAAGAGTTAAAAATAAAGTGGAATAAAGAATACATACTTGCACTATCAAAAGAGGTCTATGAAGTTCTAGATGAGATTGACTGGAAGATGCATACAACTAAAAAGACTGAAGATGTAAATGACAATGTGCTTGAAGAATGTGTAGATGTATTAAAATATCTATTTGGAATAATTCAGCTTAATGGCTTTAGTGTAGATGAATTATATGAAAAGTTTATTGACAAGTCTAATGTTGTAGAGGCAAAGTTTAAGCAAGAGAAGGTGATGCAGAAGATAAAGGCTTCTGAAAAGAAGATTGCATTTATTGATATCGATGGCGTACTTGCTGACTGGCCAGGTGGTTTCTTAGAGTGGTCAGGATATGACTCACTTAGTGACTTTAAGAGACTTGTTGACAAAAAAGAACAATACAGAATAAAGTCTGAATATAGAACATGTGGTGTGAAGGCTAAGCTTAATGTGCTAGATGGCGCAAAACAGTTTATGAAAGACGCATGTAAGAAATATAGTGTTGTACTTCTTACTGCAAGGCCATATAAAAAGTATTTTAGAATATATTCAGACACAATTAAGTGGCTTAAGGACAATGGTATATGCTATGATGCAATTGTGTTTGATGAAGAGAAGGAAAAGTATATTATAAACAACTTTGACCCTGAACAGGTTGCATTTTGTATAGATGATGATATAAATAATGCAAATAAATTAAATGATAGTGGATTTGAAGTATACTTAAAGCCAAACTTTGGCTTATATACAGAAGAGACGCTAGATAGAAAACTAAATAAAGGTATAAAACATGAAAGTAAAATTAACAACCTGCTTCTATGAAAATCCAGCTGCAAAGGCTGAGATTAAATTCTGGGAATCACAAGTAGAGAGTAATATAGATTCAAGATTATATATAGATGACTTTTGGAGCTATGTACTAAATAGAGAAGACGGCACAAAAGAGTTCATGTTTTGCTTCCCTACTAATCTTATACAGTATCATGACATAAAAGGTTTACAAAATTTAATAGATAACTATCTTTCAACACACCTCCCAAATGATAAGCTAGAAGGCGTGCACTATAAGACACTAACATTTGGCAGACTGGAAAAAGAATACCTTAAGTTTTACGGAAAGTGGATGAACCATTGCATGTAATTGTTAATAACTTTCAAAAATAATACGTAAAAAGTTTTTTTACTTCAATAAAAATTGTTATATTAGTACTATGATAAAACCCAGGAAAGATGTTAAGAATGGCTTCGTACAAATACATTGCCATAGTGAATTTTCAACCAGAGATGCACTTTCAAAGTTGCAGGAACTTATTGCCTTCGGTAAGGAGAACAATTTAAGTCACTTAGCAATTACTGATCACGGTGTGATCTCATCCTGGGCCAGGTTATGGAAGTATGCTAGACAAGAAGGTATTACTCCTGTGTTTGGTTGTGAACTATATGTCAACAATCACAGATTTATGTCTGAGGATGATAGGCAGATAGATGAAAACAAACAAAAATACAGAAAGTATTTTCACCTTCTTGTCTTAGCATATAATGATAAAGGAATAAAGAATCTGATTAGAATAAACAATGATGCCCACATGAACGGCTTCTATTCTAAACCAAGAACAGATTTTGAAATGCTTAGTAAATATGGTGAGGGTCTTGTAATCACTTCTGCATGTCTAGGTGGTGAGATACCATTCCATTTAATGAATGGTGACTACGAAAAGGCCAAAAGTGTTGCTAAAAGATATAAGGATAGATTTGGTGACAAATACTTTATAGAATTACAAGTACATCAGATGCAAGAACAAATTGACTGCAACAAACAGTTAGTACAAATTGCAAAAGAACTTGAAATAGAAACAGTTGTGACCAATGACGCTCACTATATTCGCTATGATGACCAGGAAGTTCATGACATGCTAATAACAATTAGAGATAGATCCAATAAGGATGGAATTACTGATTGCGAAAACCTTAAGGGGTACCATGCAAGAGAACTTTATTATAAAAACTATGATGAGATGCATGCATCATGGAAAAAGCACCACTCAAATGAATGGTTTACAGAGGAGGTGTTTATTGAATCAGCAAACAATTGTCACAAAATACTTGACCTTGTTCAGGACACAAACTTTGATGCTGATGTTAAACTGCCTAAGCTTTATGATGATGAACAAATTGTCTTTCAACAAAAGATAAAAGAGGGTCTATCAAAAAGATTTGGAACAACAATCACAGATGAGGTAAAAGAAAGAATAAGATATGAATATTCAGTATTAAGAAAGATGAACTACATTGGATACTTTTTGATACTTGAAGACATAATACAGTACTGCCATAAGGAGAAGATATATGTTGGACCAGGTAGAGGTTCAGTTGCAGGGTCTCTTATTGCATATGTACTAGGTTTAACAGAAGTGAATCCACTAGACTGGGGCTTGATCTTTGAAAGGTTCTTGGACCTAGGTAGAGATAAAGCTTCATTCGTAAAAATGATATAATTATGAGTAAGATACTAATTGGAGATAAAATATTTGTCAGTGCATCAAAGGTCCTTAGGGAAAGAGGTCTTGATGAGCATATTGCTTGGCTACAGCAGGAGTGTGATGCAATTGACTTTTATCAAGCACGTTATCCAGACCAATACAAGCAGATTCAGGAGTTTATGACTGAGAATAAAGGTAAGAAGTTACCTGGAAATAAACTCAATAGTCTCTTGTATTGGCTGTTGGATATATATGAAGATAACCCAATAGACACTGACAGTAAGCCTGAAATGATAACACATGGTGATGTCGACCTTGTTGATATAGATCAAGATGTGTGCAGGCACGGAAGGCAGAAGGTGATCAACTACATATATGAAAGGTTTGGTAGGGAAAAGGTAAAGCAAATTGGTGTATATCAGCTTGCAAAAACAAGGGCAATCATACAAGATGTTGCTGGTGCATTAGGAGTCCCTGCAAAGGATACTTTTGGTATGACAAAGACAATAATGGCAGGTGATGATACTGAAAAGAAGACATTTGATGAACTTGCAAATGACTTTGATAAGCTTAAGCAATACTTTAAGCAATACCCAAAGGTCAAGTACTATGCTGAAAAGATTAGAGGAATGCTTAGAAATTATGGAACACATCCTGCAGGAGTTATTATATCATCTGAAAATCTTGATGAAAATATAGCACTAAATAAGATTGGTGATGGAATATCTTCTGCATGGGAGGAAGGTACTGGAACTTATGGCCTTAAGCATATGGGATATGTAAAGTTTGATATACTTGGTCTAAAGAATGTATCAATAGTAGGTGCAACTATGGATCTTGTCAATGAAAGGCATGGACTTAACATGAAGCTGGGCGAGATTCCACTTGATGATGAATACACATTTAAGAAGATATTCCACACATCAGACACCGATACAATCTTTCAATTTGAATCAGGTACTGCAAAAGGTATACTTAAGGATGTTAAGGCGGATTCAGTTGCCGAACTATCAGCTGTATCTGCACTATTAAGGCCTGGCCCACTGATGGAAGGTATGCCAACTGAGTATGCAAAGAGGAAGCACTCAGGCGAGTATGAAAGGTGGCCAGAACCACTTAATACTGTACTAGAAGAGACATACGGAATTATTACATACCAAGAACAAATTATGAAACTTGCATTAATTGCAGGGTTTACAGACTCTGAATCAAATAAGTTTAGAAAGGTTCTTGTTAAGTATCGTGATTGGGAATCAATGGAGCAAAGGCAAAAGAACATTGGCTTGTATAAGGAAAAGTTTATAAAAGGCTTGTCAGTTTATATAAAGGAATCAGATGCACTTGACCTATTTGAAAAATGTGCTGCATTTGCTGCATACGGATTTAACCAGGCACACTCTGTGTCTTACTCGCTTATTTCATATTGGGGTGGCTATTTTAAGGCAAACTATCCAATTGAATACATGAAGGTAATGCTTGATAACTCTGAACCTGGAACTGATATGATGAAGCACATCAATGTTGCAAAAAAGTTAGGCTTTAAAGTAGAACGTGCAAATATAAATGCATCTCAAAAAGGCTTTACAATAGTTGATAAAAAAATACTATTTGGATTTGATGCAATTAAGACTGTGTCTCCTGCCGATGTCGAACTAATGTTAAAGCATGCACCCTATGAAAGCTTTCAAGACTTCTTAGATAGGTCTGAAATTAAAAACAAATCAAAGGTAGAAAACTTAATCTTTGCAGGTGCATTTGACTCATGGGATGAGGAGGTTGACACATACAATCACTTCCATAAAGGTAGACTACCTAAGAAAAAGCAACCTGACTATGAAGCTAAGAAGTTTAACTTTACTGAACTTAAGGAGCTTGAGTATGGTGCAATGTCTACTAATGTTAAGTATCTTATTAATGATACAATAAAGGAAATGGTACAAATACTTACCGAAAGAGACTTTAAGTTTCAAAATACAATGCTACCAAGTGAGGTGCGAATGAAGCTTGGTGATAGAATGGGCTGTTATATTATTGGTATAGTTGATAAATACATTGCAAAAAGAAGTAAGTCATCTGGTAAGCCTATGGGTATTGCAACACTTAAGGATGACAATGGCTCAATAGACTTCTTTATATGGCAAAATAAGATGAAGGGCTTTGAGGAAATAGAACCAGGTGAATTAGTATTGATATCTCTTGGTAGATTCAAAGACAGTGAGACAATGTTCTTAAATAAAATATATGAAAGGTTTAATGATGAATAAGAGACTACAATTAGTATTTGAAGGACCTGACTGTGCAGGCAAGACAACTCAATACCAAAAGGTTTGGGAAAATATACAATCTGGCAACGACTTTGACGTCCTATTAAACGATAGAGGCTTGATGTCAATAATGGCTTACGGCATGCTGCATAACAGATTCGACAATAATGAGGAAAGAGAACAAGAGTTTATATCATACCTAAATGATAATATAGTTTTCTATTTTGATATTAGTGAGGCTGAATTACACAAGAGATATTCTAAGAGAGGAGATGAATTCCAGACTTGGTCAGCAATAAAGCATGTAGCAGAAATATACAAAGATCTATCTATCAGGTTTGCAAAGCATAGAAACTTTTGGATTATAGATGGAGAGGATGATCCAGGACATATTGCAAAAAGAATTAATGGCATTATAGAAATGTATAATGAATTTCTATTAAGCCCAGAACATCAAATGGGAACTGCAATAACAGCATTACAAGAGTTTGGTAGTGAACACATGGGGACTAAGGAGCTTGTAAATTACAAGATGGACCTAGACATGACCTGTAGTGATGTAGAGCAGTGGTCATCAAAGGATCTATTTGCAGGGTTGGAGAATATAAATGACTATCAGCAGCTTGAGATTGACAGTTATAAATTTCAATTAGCAAAGTTCACAAAAAAGTTAGAATCAGAGCTATCAGGATACTACGGAAAGAAAGAGGGGTCACTTAGTAGAAGGTTTGTATTTACAGATGATGAATGTTTATCTTATGTTCACATTCTACTTAGAGGTAGCACACTAAATGTAAATGTCAACTTTAGATCTTCAAATATTTTCCTATTTAATCACGACTTTATATCTATATGCATGATGATAGAGACATGGTTAGATAAAAATGCTAATGCAATGGTAGAAAATGTTAAAATAAATATAAAATTTGATTCGTTACATTTTTATATTTAAGAGATATTTATTATATTAAATAAAGGTTATAAAATTATGGAAGACAAATTAAGTTACGAGGTTATAGAAAACCTAAGAAAAGTTATGGGCACCCTACCAGAGGAAAGGCCCCCAGTTGTCACTGAGTTTCATGACATGTCTGATGAGGTTGAGGTCACACTAGAAGACCACATGACAAATCCTTATAAGTCAATGTTTGTTACTAGCACTAGTACATGGGGTGACAATAAATTCAAACAAAAATGGCCAGACACTACACCTGAAGGTAAGTTTGAGGTTGTGAAAGCAGTATTAACTCACAACACACTACCCCAGGCAAGAGAGATGGTGCAATTTATCTTTAGAGTAAGGGGTGTACCTAGATGGCTATTTGACTATCACACACAAACCCCATTCACAAGTTTTATGAGTATTGGATGTAGAGACAATAATAAGTCTGATGTTGACATAATTACTGTTGGTGAAAGGAGGTTATCGAAAGAAGAGAAGAAGACATTTAGTGATCTAAAGCAAATATATGCAGATGTATTAAATGAAGATCAATCAAGCTGGCAGTCTGGTAGAACATTCTTACCACAAAGCTATCAGCATTCATATCACTTTGGCCAAAACTTATTATCACTAGTATCAATGAGGGGATTCAATGCATCAGGCCAGTTTGGTGATGATGTTAAAGATCAGTCTTTATCAATGCTCTATAAGGAGCTTGTAGATGTTGTTGGTAAAAAGTTCCCATTCATAGGGCTATACCTAAGTGTTATATTTGAAAATACAGATGTGGTACTACAGAAGATAAGAGATTATAAGTTTAATGACCTAAGCAAAGAGGATAAAGAATTATTTTATGAAAATTAATGACGTTGAAATAAAGTGTGGAGTAAAAAACCTAGAAGTGGATATAATAAATTGGCATCCAGCTTCCGGTATGATAAAGTACCGAGTAAAAGGAACTCCAATTTGCCAATATGACCAGCATTCAAGGGCTAGAGTAGGAATCAAATTCAAACAGTATGAAGTGAATCCGAATCCGACATATGTTGTGTATACTCAAGTTTATGAGTTAATGGAGAAGAACTCAGACTTTCGCGACAAAGTCATAAAAACGCTATCTGAACTGGAAAAGCACAGAGAGTCTGAAGGCGAATTTGGACAAAATGAAGAGCTATTCAACTTAATGTCTAGAGAATGTACATACGTAGTAGAACAAAATATAAACTCACTAAGAGGGCAGATGTCAAGAAGGCTAAAGTTCTGCGAGGAGGAGTTTATTGTAGGTTTGCATTGGCTATTAAGAGAAAAGATGATAGAAATGGGAATAGATGCAGCAAAAGCTTTTAGGCCTGGATGTGATGCAATAGGGAAATGTGACTATGCAGCTGCAGACTACCTATCAAATGCATTTGGATGCTTATTTGCAGGATGTGGAAGATTCCCAAGTAAAACAGACTTTGCAAGTTTTAACCAGTCTTGCACAACACCGGAAGTGATGAAAGAGCAATTAGGAATATCATGTATCAGAAGCTCGCATGAAATAGAAAACAAATTAAGAATTAAAGATAAGGAGGCAATATAATGTTTGAACCAACAGGAGGAAATGTAGTATTAAAAGGATTAGAACCAGATGAAATGACATCAGGTGGAGTAATTATGCCAGAAGTAGATGCTGAAGTATCACTTAGAGGCGAAGTATTAGCAGTAGGCCCAGGCCCACTACTTAACACTGGAAATAGAGGTCACATGCAATGCAAAGTAGGAGATGTAGTATTCTATCCTAAGTTTGCAGGTAAGAGATTAGAAGTTGACAGAGTAGAGTTTATCGTTTGTCGAGAGGACGAAATTTTAACAATTTATAAAGAGAAGAAATAATGAAGAAAAGAATTGAATTTAGCGAGGATGCTAGAAAGCTAATCGGAAGTGGTGTGCAAAAGTTATCATCTGCAGTATCTGCAACTTTAGGACCAAAGGGTAGAAATGTAATACTTGAAAAGAATGGTGAGTTTGTATCAACAAAGGATGGAGTATCAGTTGCAAAAGAGGTCTTCTTAGAAGATGAAATTGAGAATGCTGGTGCACAAATGGTAAAAGAAGTTGCTAATCAAGTTAATGATGAGGCAGGTGATGGAACAACAACGGCAACTATATTAGCCAACTCAATCTTAAAAAGAGGGTTTGACATCATTACAGAACTAAAATCTAATCCAGTTGATATAAAGAGAGGAATGGATATTGGTGTAACTACAGTTGTTGAAAAGCTTGAGGAGATAGCTACAGATATCTCTTCTCAGGATGAGATTGAACAAGTTGCAACAATTTCTGCAAACAATGACCAAGAGGTAGGAAAGTTAATAGCTACTGCAATGGAGAAGGTTGGAAGAGAAGGTGTTATAACAGTTGAGGAGTCTAGAACAAATGATACATACCTAGAAACAGTTGAAGGTGTTCAATTTGATAGAGGATATATATCACCGTACTTTGTAACTGATAACAATCATATGCATGCACAATTTGAAGACCCATGGATCATCTTAGTTGATAAAAAGATTCAAACCCTTAAGGAGCTAGTAAAGCCACTTGAAGCTGCAATTGCACAAGACAAACCATTACTAATAATTGCACATGACATTGAAGGTGAGACATTAGCTGGACTTGTTGTTAATAAGGCAAGGGGAACACTTAAGGTTGCTGCAGTTAAGGCTCCTGAATTTGGTGAAAAGAGAACTCAACTACTTGAGGATATCGCAACAATTACTGGAGGAACACTTATCAGTAAGAGTAAAGGTCACAAGCTTGATACACTTAATATAGCAGACTTTGTAGGTAGTGCAAAAACGGTTACTGTTACAAGTAAGTCAACAACAATTGTTGATGGTGCAGGTGACCCAGAAGTTATTGCAAACAGAGTTAACGAAATAAAAGTATTACTTGAAAAATCAGATTCAGACTATGAGAAGGAAGGCTACCAACAAAGAGTGGGAAAGATGGCTGGAGGAGTAGCAATTCTAAAGATTGGCGCTGAATCAGAAATTGAAATGAAAGAGAAAAAGGATAGAGTAGAGGATGCATTACATGCAACTAGGGCTGCACTTGATGAAGGTATTGTACCTGGAGGTGGAATAGCACTAAGAAGTTGCTTTGATGACGAAGTTGAGGATGGAGTATTTGAGAATGATGATCAAGTAAGTGGATATAGAATTGTAATGCAAGCCATACAGGAGCCATTTAATCTTATTATGTCAAATGCAGGCTTAGATGCAAATCAAATATGGAATGAAATACATGCTTTTGACGGAATGACAGATGAAAGCACTATATCAATGAATTGGGGATTTGATGCAAGAACTGAACAAGTTGTTGATATGATGAAGTCAGGAATTATTGACCCAGCAAAAGTAACAAGAGTTGCACTAGAAAAGGCTGCTTCAGTTGCTGGTACAATTTTAACAACTGAATGTATAATTATTAATGAAAATAAAAATGAAGAAGAAGCTGCTCCAATGGGTGGTGGATTTGGAATGATGTAAGGAGAAAGACATGACACAAGGACAACAATTTATGGACGCACTAGTTAGAAGATACCAAGCTCAAAAGGCTGAGGGAATCGCTATACTAAATTTATACGCAAATCAATCAGTAGGTGTTGGCGAACACCCAGACATTTTAGGTGAGATGGACAAAGCAGTAGATACTATATCATCAGCTGATGGAAAGATTGCTTTATTAACTTCATTACTAAATGTAAAAAGGGAGGAGGGCAAAGATGAATAATGGTGGAAATATGAATCTTAACATTAAGCCAGAAGATATGAAAGATGTTAATTGTGATGAGTGCGAAGGTCAAACATTTGTACCAGTCTTTCTATTTAAGGAGGTATCTGCAGTAGTCTCTCCAAACGGAAAGAAAAGCTTAGTACCAATGCAGATATTTAAGTGCGATGAGTGTTCACACATTAATGATGCATTCCTACCTAAGTCTAAGAAAGACAATGAGGGGCTAAAGATTGTCTAAGACAGATAATATAAAGCACCCAAAGCACTACACCAGGGGAATTGAGATGTGGGAATACGCCCACTCTCAAGACCTTGACTTCTTTGAAGGCAACATAATAAAGTATGTTACAAGATGGAAGGATAAAAATGGTATTGAAGATCTATTAAAGGCAAAGCAATACTTAGACAAACTAATCGAATTCAAGGTATCAGAACAAAATGATTAAAAGTGAACAATTAAAAAAAGAGGTAGAATCTTATCTAAGTAAGGGAAAGTCTTCTGGCCTAGATCAGTGTGCAACATTCTTAGCTTCAAGCTATCATAGAAATATAGGTATTCCTGCAATGGACCCAGTTGGTAATATAGCAATAAGGACTACAGTGTGGGACAATTCATGGGGAGATCAAGACAAGTATTCTAGAGGCCCAGATGAGAAAAAGCCACCAACAGATTGGAAGTGGGATGCAGTAACTGGTAAGTATCAGTTTACTGGAGGTAAGGTTAAAGGCTTGTTTGATGCATGGAAGAAGTGCTTCCTAATTCAGTCGAAGATGAAAGTTTCAATGGGAAAGCCACCATATCTACTACCAGCAACTGCAATAATTACATACTGGACTGGCCAGTCATTCCTACCAATAATACCAAACAGCCCAGGCATCCTACCAGGTATAACAAATACAGTTGTATTTCCAGGCATACCAGTACAGATGGGGTCTGAGTTCTATGATGCATTTAACTCAAAAAGCTATAAAGTAGTAGCTCAAAAATATACAGATTCAGTAGTAAAACACCTAGATCAGATTAAGGGAATATGGACAGGCCCACATGCAGGATCACCACCTTACGTAGCACCAGTAAATTGGTCAAAGCTACAATAGATTGTTAATAACTTTCTACTATTATACGTCAGAAATTTTTTATCTTGCGTAAATTTTATTATATTTAACTATGCAATTAAAAACACCAAAAGACTTAGCTATAAAAGCCAGGATGATGGGTAAAAAGACCATCTCATATAGCCAACTTAATATGTACAAAGGCTGCCCACTACAATGGAAGCTTACATATATTGACAAACACAGAGAGTTTATACCTTCAATGTTTCTGGTATTTGGTACAGCCATGCATGAAGTACTACAACAGTATTTAACAACAATGTATGAAAAAACTGCAGTAGCAGCAAACGCACATGACTCTGAAAAGATGCTTAAGGAATGCATGGCAACAGAATACAAGAGGGCAGTAAAAGACACCGGATCACACTTCTCAGATGCTGCAGAAATGCAAGAGTTCTATGATGAAGGTGTATTAATCATAGACTACTTCAAGAAAAGGCGGGGTGCATACTTCTCAAAAAAGAATACAGAACTACTTGGTGTTGAAATACCTATCCTATGTGAAAGTGATGACAATACAAATATAATGCTAATGGGCTTTGCAGATATTGTAATGAAGCAAGGTGATACAATTACAATATATGACATTAAGACGTCAATGTTTGGATGGCGTGCAAAAAAGAAAAAGGCAGAAGGTGATCAGCTTAGAATATACAAAAGGTATTTCTCAAAGCAATATGATGTACCAGAGGAAAATATAAACATAGAATACTTTATTGTCAAGAGGAAGCTATATGAAAATATGGACTTCCCACAAAAGAGAATACAACAATACCAACCACCACATGGTAAGGTATCAATGAATAGAACAAAGAAGTTATTAACTGAGTTTATTGGCCACGCATTTACAGCAAATGGAAAGCACAATAAGGAGGCACACTATCCCGCACTAAGGACTGGGTGCCAGTATTGCTCATTTAAGAAGAATTATGAATTATGTCCGAAAAAGGACAGAAAATTAGTAAAATGAAAGTAGGAATAATAGGAAGTAGGCAATACGAAAATAGAAAGAAGGTTAAGGACACAATCTTTAATCTACAGAAGAAATTTGGAACTAAGCTAACAATTGTTAGTGGAGGTTGCAAGGATGGTGCTGATAGATATGCAAAGAAGTTTGCATTAGAATTTAATTGTAAATACGTTGAGTTTAACCCAGCACACACTGTCTATAACTTTTATTCTGCTCTTACTGAGAAGTATTACGGAAAGCAATACAATACAAGACATTTCTTTATAAGAAATATAATGTTAGCAAAGTATTGTGATGTTGTCATAGGGTTTATAGCTAGTGGAAATGATGCAAGAGGGACAAACCATGCACTTACGGAAGCTAAAAAAAATGATAAAAAAGTCGTAATTATTTCGTAATGAGTATATATTTATATACAAATATAATTGGAGGTTATGATGGATAAACACAAAAAAAGGTTAACATCTGTGAACGTTGATAAAAACATTCACCAGGAGTTCAAAATTCTTAGTATAAAAGAAGGAATTACATTCCAAAGGTTAGTGAATCTAACTCTTGAGATGTATATTAAAGACAAAGAGTTTAGAAGTAAATTTAATAAATAATAGGGAAAAGGTTATGACAAAAAAGAAGATACTTTTACTCGGAGATGACATTAGACTGCCGTCAGGTGTTGGAACGATGAGTAAGGAAATAGTACTAAAATCATTAGACAAATTTGATTGGGTACAAATATCAGGTGCAATACAATCACCAGAAAAAGGTAAGGTGGTTGACCTTAGCAACAACGAAGATGTAAAAAGAGATAGTGGTTTTGAGAATTTCTATCTTAAGCTGTATCCAGTTGAAGGGTATGGAAACAAGCAAATACTAAGCGAGGTGCTAAATATAGAGAAGCCAGATGCAATAATACACTTTACAGACCCAAGGTTTTGGGGTTGGCTATATCAAATGGAAAATGAGCTAAGGCAAACTACACCAATTATGTATTATAACATTTGGGATGATCTACCATTCCCACACTGGAATGAACCATTCTATGACTGCTGTGACTCTTTGATTGCTATATCAAAACAGACATACAACATTAATAAGCATGTATGCCAGAAAAATCCAAGAAAAGAGGATGTTGACTTGACATATGTGCCACATGGTGTTGACCAGAAAGTATTTAAGCCACTAGATAAGTCTGATCCAGGACTTATTGAATTTAAGGCAAAGTACTTTCCAGCATTGAATGATGACTCATTTGTATTGCTATTTAATAGTAGAAATATACAAAGAAAGAGACCCCAGGATCTAATACTTGCATATAAAAACTTTGTTCAGTCTATGGACACTGAAGCAGAAAAGCAAAACACATTCTTAATACTACACACAGACCCAGTAGATCAAAATGGAACTGACCTGCCTGAAGTAGTTAAAAACTTAGGAGAAGGTGCAAATGTTATATTTTCAAGTGGAAAGATACCAGCAGAACAACTAAACTATCTATATAACTTATCAGATGTAACATGCCAACCAAGCTCTGCAGAAGGCTTTGGCTTAAGTGTTATGGAATCAATAATGTCTGGAACACCAATTATTGCTTCATGCATTGGAGGCTTACAGGATCAGATGGGGCTTAAGAATGAAAAAGGCAATGATCTAACGATAAAAGATTATACGGCAGATTGGCCAAGTAATAGTAATGGTAGATATAAAGAGCATGGAGAATGGGCATTCCCATTGTGGCCACAACTTAACTTAGTTGGTTCACCAGTTACACCATACATCTATGATAGTAGAGTTAGTATTAATGATATAACAAAAGCTATTGCTGATGTATACTCACTTAGCAAAGATGATAGAGATAGTGCAGGAGCTAAAGGTAGAGAATGGGCAATACTAAACCACTTTACTGCCCAAGCTATGGCTGACGGAATCTCCAAGTCAATCAATATATGCTTTGATAATTGGAAACCAAGAAAGAGCTTTAGTCTAAAAAAGAAGACAAATACTAAAAAATTAAAATACCCAACAGGAGTTATAAGATGAGTAAGACAGTAATAGGCTTTCAAGCCCCAATTTTTTCAAGATCTGGATATGGTGATCACTCAAGAGATCTACTAAAAAGCTTAATTGCAATGGATGGATTTGATGTTAAGTGTGTACCAACAAACTGGGGTGATTGCCCAAGTGATAGTTACCCAGAGTTCGAAAAGTATATACTTAGAGATCAAAAGCAGCAAATTGATGTATTTATGCAAGTTTCTGTGCCGAATGAATTTAAGAAGGTTGCAAAATATAATATAGGAATAACTGCAGGCATAGAAACAACTCAGGCTCCATCTGAGTGGATTGAAGGGTGCAATAGAATGGATAGAGTAATAGTACCCTCACATCACTCAAGGCAAATTCTACTTGATACAATATATGACAAGAGAAATGACCAGTCAGGTGAAAGTGTAGGCCAACTTAAGTGTGAAGTTCCAATAGATGTATTATTTGAAGGAATAGATACAGATATATTCAAAAAGGTTTCTAAGGCTGAGATACCAAGTACAATAGTAGAAACATTAGATGAGATTAAGGAAGACTTTTGCTTTCTGTATACTGGTCACTGGATTGCTGGCAATTTTGGCCACGATAGGAAAGATGTTAGTGGGACAATAAAGACATTCATTGAAACATTTAAGAATACTAGCGTAAATAAAAGGCCAGCTTTAGTATTAAAAACATCAGGCGCCACATTTAGCATACTTGAATATAATGAAATAGATAAGAAGATAAGTCAGATAACTGAAGGCTATGATAACCCTCCAAATATATATGTACTTGAAGGAAAGTTAAGTGAGGATGAGATGAATGGGCTGTATAATCACCCAAAGGTGAAAGCTATGGTTTCACTTACTCATGGTGAAGGTTATGGTAGACCATTAGCTGAGTTCTCTATCACACAAAAGCCATTAATTGTTTCTAACTGGTCTGGACAAGTAGACTTTATAACTCACGCAGTAAAGCTCCCGGGGTCACTAAGAGAAGTTGACAACTCAGCTGCAAACAATATGATATTAAAAGGCTCTAAGTGGTTCTATGTTGACTATGGATACGCATCAAATATATTAAAAGATGTATTTAAGAATTATAAGAAATATATACCAGATGCAAGAAAGCAAGCTAGACTAATAAGAGAAGACTTTAACTTGGATGAGATGACAAAAGCATTCGAGGGGATACTTAATTCAAATCTTCCAAAGTTTGCAAAAAAGATTAAATTAAATGTACCAAAATTGGAGAAAGTAAATGGATAATAAAGCTGAATGGGGTATAAGCCCAATAACAAAAGAAAAGCATGTAATTGTAGAATTTGATGATAGGCATGGAGAATCTAAGATGTGTGTTGGAAGTGGATTCTATACAAATGAAAACCCACTAAATTACAAAAAGAATCCAAAGTTTGATGTTGACAAGTATGAAGATAAGATGCCAGAACTTATGAAAAGTCTAAGGTTTGATGATGGAGAATCTTATTGGTATCCAACAACTATACAGACTCAGAAAGGTATGGTATATCCAGAAGGCACTAAAGATAAGTGGGGTTGGTCATACACACCAATTAGCAAACTAACAGAAGAAGAGTCTTCTAGTGTGTCCCAGGGAACACTTAAGTATGAGTCTAAATTAGAAACAAAAGATACTAAGCATTTTAAGAGATTCTTGGAGGCATGTAATGAAATGGGCGAGGTGAAGTTTTAATGGCTAATCAAAAAGTAGAAGGAAGATTAAATGAACACCTAGTCCGTGTAAAGGCTAAGTATCCAATTAATTATGGTAGTCTCGAGAGGGGCATGATTATTGAAACAAGATATAAAGGTTTGTCTGGAGGAAGTAAGAGGCAAGTATTAGTTGTACTAAATGCCGAGCACTTAAGGAAGACTCATTGCCTGTCTTTGGATAAAATAACATTTAGTAATTTTAATAGATGGGTTGAAAACGTAGGTGTAAGGACACTAGTTAATCCTGAAATACTTGCAGTAGATATACCAATACTAGAGATGACAGCTGATCCAAGATCTTTCTATAAGACTATTCTAAAAGCAACAACTAGAACAAATTCATTTGGTATGGGCGATGCTTATAGAACATTCTTTACAACAAAGCTAAGAGGATTGCAATTATTAGATTATAAATTTAACAGTAAGATAGAAGAACAATGGCGAAAGAACTCAATATAGGATATATGATCCTTTGTAAAAATGAAGGCAAATCATTAGAAGAATTACTAAAGCAAATTACAGAACTCAAGGGACCAAATGATAAGATCTATGTTGTCAGAGACTCTAAGGGTGATAATAATAAGACAAAGTATATCTTGGAAAGCTATAAGGATGAAATTATATCATTTGAAAAGCCTATAGAAAAGGCAATCCATGATCAAAAGAATTGGCTAGCAAAGCAAGCAGATACAGACTATCTATTTTACCTAGATGCTGATGAATTGCTTGATGATAGATTCTATATGATAGTACACAATCTTATAAATACAAATGATGTTGATGTATTCTTTTTACCAAGAACAAATATAGTTGAAGGCCTAACAGAGGAGTACAGAGCTTCAAGAGGTTGGCAGCTAGACAAAGAAGGCAGAGTAAACTGGCCAGACTCTCAAGATAGGCTATTCAGAAATAACAAAGGCATACACTTTAACCCTATACCTCATGGAAGATTAATAGGCCAAGACACATTTGCAACATTGCCTGAGGAAGAGCTATATGCAATCTATCATAAGAAGACACTAGAAAAACAAGTTAGTGATAATGCTTGGCATGATAATAAGGAAAGAGAAATGGGGCTAAGGAAATGAAAATACCAATTATAATGTGTAATTGGAAGAGGACGGATAATATACCTAGAACTCTTGCAATGCTAGAAGGCCAGACAAATCATGAATTTAAGCTATATATTTGGAACAATAATGCAGAAGACAAAGAGAAGCTAGATGAAATTGTAAAGATGTATAAGCTCTCATATAAGATAGATGTACAACATTCAAATAAGAATGTAGGTGGTATTGGAAGGTTCTATTTTGCAAAAGAGGTTGCAAATACTGGGTATGATGGACCATGTATATTTATTGATGATGATGTTCAATTTGGTGAGGATATGGTGGAAACATTTATTAGTGAATTTAGACCAGACACAATACATTCATTTTATGCGCACAAGATCAAAGACTCTTATTGGGATAAGGAGGGGATTGACACTCCTGGAGAGGATGTTGATTACTGTGGTACTGGTGGTATGATATTACCAATTCGTGTGTTTACCGAAAACGAACTATTTGAAGAGCTACCAGAAAGGTATAAATTTATTGAAGATCTATGGCTAAGCTATTATTTTAAGTATAAATGTAAAGGTAGCCTAAAGAGATCTAATAATAATTTCATATTAGAATCAGACCAACACGATCAAGGGAGGCAAGAGGAACTTAGATCAAGAAAGGATGAGCTACTTGAATTTTGTAAGGATAAGTTTGTAAGAAAAGAGACAAGGCTATCAAAGAAGTTTAATGGCATGTTTGAAGAGACATATGTTATAAATATGAATACAAGACCAGATAGGATGATGAGGTCTAGTTCTAGGCTAAAAGATCTATCTATAAACTTTAAAAGATTTGAGGCAGTAAAAGGTGACGACCAAGCTAATCACCCAAATCTTATGCCTGGCGAAGTAGGTTGCTATCTTAGCCACTTCAATATAATATCAGAAGCTAAGGCTAGAGGGTTAAAGTCGATTCTCATACTAGAGGATGATGTAGTATTTACTGACAATGTATTGGAAAAATTCTTTGAAGGCTATAAGCACATACCAGAAGATTGGGAGATGATCTATCTAGGTTGCAATCACAAAAAGCCATATACAAGAATAAATGATAGGGTAGTAAAGTGCAACTATGCATATACAACATCAGCTTATATTATAAAGGATACAGTATATGATAAGCTATTAGAAGCAACAAGGTTTGTTAACAGGCAAATTGATGTACAATATGCAGAGTTACAAGCTGCTGGGCAGATAAATGCATATGCTTTCCACCCTTGGTTAATGTATCAAGAGGATGGATGGAGCGACATACAACAAAGAAATGTAGACTACGGAATGATGAGAAGATGATTAAAATAAACATATGGGACACAAATATTGCCCATGCAAATAGCTGGAAAGAAGCTGCACTAATGCGTGGCATAAGAATACCAGACTCAGACTTAATTACAGGCCCTAAAGACACTATGTGGATTAGAAATCAAAAATCACATGATGGAATAACTGTATTTACAGATAGTCACTTTAATAGAAATACAATAAATTCTGTTATTTCACCAATAAAAATAGGTCTTATAATGGAACCAATTGCTCATAGCTATCAACCTTATAGTGATATACAAGATGTTGAAGATTTATTAGACTTTATATTCACCTTTAATAAGCAATTAATTGACAAAGACCCAGACAAATATAAGTTTATCCCTGCAGACTGGTGCTCTATAGAGGCAGCCTCTCACGGAGGCAATGAAAAGTCTAAGCTTGTATCTATGTTAAATTCTACAAAAGTTGGAATAGATAGGCCTCTAAGGCATAGGGTTGTAGAAAGATATAGCAATAAAATAGATACATTTGGTGGAGGAACACAAGTTGACCTAAAGTCGGACACATTAAATAGTTACATGTTTTCAATCGCAATGGAGAACTCAATAGATGACTTCTACTATACAGAAAAGATAATTGATTGCTTTATAACAAAAAATGTACCTATATATAGAGGTGCAAAGAACATTGGAGACTTCTTTGATGCAAGAGGAATAGTCCAATGGACAGATATAGATGAATTGGAAGATATATTAAATGATATTTCACATAAAAAATATAAGGAAATGTTGCCGTATATCAAGGAAAATTATTATATTGCAAAAGGATATATAAACCCAGATGATGTACTACTAAGACTAATACAGAGCTGTAATAATGACAATAAATTTAATACAATAAAAGACTTTAGATATGACAAAAATTATAAAATTTAATAAAGAGAGGTATCCATTTGATAAAATGGTTGCTGATCTATATGATGTACCATTAAGTATATTAGATGACAACCTTGACCACACAGGTGGAGACTTAGGTGCTGATACAGATTCAAAATGGCACACAAAGTTTTATGACAGACTAAGACAAGGCTGGCCAGAGTTTATAGATTTATATGAGCTATTTATTAAGAAAGAATTAGCACCAATGTTTACCAGCGAAACTAAAATGATATACCAAAAGTCTCCATCATTTAGGGTTAACCAGCCAGGAGGTAAGGCTGTTTATGTGGCTCATTGTGATGGAGATAAAGATCATAAGCATCCATCTGGAGAGATTAATATACTAATGCCTTTAACTAAAATGTATGGTAATAATGGAATGTATGTTGAGTCAATGCCAGGCCTAGGCGACTATAAGTCTCGTGAGATGGAGTTTGGAGAAGTTATAATGTTCTATGGAAATAGACAGAGACACTTTAATAGGTTTAATGACACAAAGCAAACAAGGTGTAGTTTTGACTTTAGAATTGTACCACCTTGTAATTATGATGAGGGATATGAATTAGAAAGTGCAACTATGAATAATAAATTCATCATAGGTGGGTATTATAATATAATGGACAAATAATATGTATACAAACTTAGAGGATATTATAGAAAGACTAAAGGGTCAAGGCTATGACATAAGAGACCCTTGGGATGTTGTTGATGCATTTGAAGATAAGGTAGCAAAATATGCAGGAAGTAAATATGCAGTATCATGTGATAGTTGCACAAATGCAATGTTTATGTGCTTAAAATATCTTGGTGCAGAAGGTGAAATTTCTATACCAAAAAGGACATATCTTTCAGTGCCAGGACTAATATTACATGCAGGCTGCAAAATTAAGTGGGATGATAGAGAATGGAGTGGTGCTTATCAGCTAGATCCCTATCCTGTAATTGACGGCGCAACAAGGTTTACAAGAGACATGTATATAAAAGGCACATATCACTGTTTATCATTCCATATAAGAAAAATCTTAGGTATTGCAAAAGGTGGAATGATCCTAACAGATGACAAAGATGCAGCAGATTGGTTTAGGCTTGCAAGATATGAAGGTAGAAACAATAGGCAACACCATGACTCAATAGATGATATAGAAATTCTTGGTTGGAACTTTTATATGCCACCAGAACAAGCAGCAAGAGGCATAGAGCTTTTTGATGAATTACCACAAATAAATAAAGACTCAGGAGGTTCTTGGAAATATAAAGATTTATCAGGATACTCAGTTTGGAGAAATAAAAATGGATAGAATATTAATAACAGGCGGAACTGGCCTAGTAGGCTCAGCAATAAAAGGTGATGTGCATTTAGGCTCTAAGGATGGAGACTTAAGAGACATGTCTGCAGTAAATAGTATATTTGAAAAATATAAGCCTACACATGTTGTTCATTGTGCAGCAAGAGTAGGTGGTGTTTATGGAAATATGATTGCAAAAGGTGAGTTTTATTATGACAATGTTATGATAAACACAAATATCCTTGAGGCATGTAGAATTCATAATACTAAAAAGGTGGTATCACTTCTTTCTACATGTATATTTCCAGATAAAATAGACTACCCACTTACAGAAAAGAAAATTCACTTGGGTGAACCACATTGGTCAAATTACGGATATGCATACTCAAAAAGGATGCTAGATGTACAAGCAAAAGTGTATAGAGATCAGTATAATGTTAACTTTGTAAGTGTTGTACCAACAAATGTATATGGCCCAAATGATAATTTTAATCTAGAAACATCTCATGTATTACCAGCATTGATACATAAGTGCTATCTTGCAAAAAAGAATAATACACGCCTAGAGATATGGGGTAGTGGAAACCCACTGAGAGAATTTATATATTCAGATGATATTGGTAGACTAGTTAATTGGTGTCTCGAAAATTATAATGATAGTGAACCTATAATTTTATCAACATCACATGAGATATCTATAAAAGAACTTGTTGGTTTGATAGTTAAGGCAATGGAATTTAATGGAGAGGTAGTCTTTGACAGCACAAAGCCAGATGGACAATTTAGAAAACCTGCAGATAATTCAAAGCTAATAAATTTAATTCCAGACTTTAAGTTTACACCAATAGAAGAGGGGATAGGAAAGACAGTAGAGTGGTTTGTAAATAACTATGAGGAGACTAGAAAATGATAAAACTTACTGAGGATACAATAAGTAATAGTGATATAGATGGATTGATAGATTGGTTAAAAACATATCCACAATTAACAAAGGGTGAGCTAACACCAAAGCTTGAAAAGAAGTGGTCTAATTGGCTAGGAACAAAGCACTCAATATTTTGCAATTCAGGTTCTTCAGCAAATCTTTTAATGTTGTGGGCACTAATTGAGGCAAATAGAATTACAAGAGATGCAAAAATAGTTGTACCATCTGTAGCTTGGGCAACAGATCTTGCTCCTGTGATACAACTTGGGATGACTCCAATATTATGCGATTCTAATTTAGAAGATTTATCTGTTGATATAAAGCATTTGAAAAAAATATTTATAGAAACAAAACCAGATGTATTATTACTTGTATCTGTATTAGGTTTGGTTCCAGATATGCAAAAAATAACTGAATTATGTGATGAGTATAATGTAATACTTTTGGAAGATACATGCGAAAGTATGGGGTCAAATTATAAGAATCAAAAATTAGGTACATTTGGATTGATGTCTAGTTTTTCAACATACTTTGGACATCATATATCTACCATAGAAGGGGGCTTTGTGTCAACAGATGATGAAGAGTTATATGAGGTACTAAAGTCAATAAGAAGTCATGGATGGGATAGAGATGCAAGCGAAAAGTATAAAAATGAACTAAGAGGCAAATGGAATACATCAGACTTTAATTCACTATATACATTTTATCATTCAGGGTTTAATCTAAGATCTACAGATCTACAGGCATTTATAGGCTTAGGTCAGATAGATAAATTGGATGATATATGCATAAAAAGAAATAAGAACTACAAGCTTTACCAGGAATATCTTGGCCACAAAGCTTACGATCGAGGTTTTATTTCAAGTTTTGCATATCCCATAATAAGTGAAAGAAAGAATGAAATAGTCGAAAGGTTAATTAAAAATGATATACAAGTTAGGCCTATGATTTGTGGGTCAATGGGTACACAACCCTTTTATGTAAAAGAATATGGAAGGCTTGAGCTACCTAATGTATCTATAATTGATAAATGCGGATTCTATGTCCCAAACCATCCAGACTTAACAGACAAAGATATAATAAGAATAACAGATATAATTAAAGGATATAAAT